CTTTGTGCATACTTAAGTACATTTCCAATTGCAAATCCCATACCGTGGCCACAATCGATAATAAATTCAGTAGACTGAAAATTATTTTTCGAGTAATGACCGCTATATGTATTATTTATATAATCAAGAAGCTCCTTTACAAGAGCTCCTTCATTAAACTTATAGTTTATTTTTTTCTTAAACATCATACTCCGGAGTTTCGTCAGATACATCAGGAGTATCTGCTGTTAGAACACCATCATCTACTTTTGAGTAAAGATCTAAGAACGCAGATTTTGTATCATCATCAAATCTTGAGATACAAAGATCAATTGCTTTATCTCTCTTACTAAAAATAGAGAATGTTTGTACAATATGACAAAGTCTTCGAGTTGAAATAACTTCATCAACACCATCATCAAAGAAAGTTTTTCTGATGATATCAGCCCATGTGACTAGCTTATCAGCAAAGTCTTCATCAACTGCATTGAATTTTTCCATGTGCTTAATTATGATTTTCTTTTCGATATTTAAGCCTGGAAACTTTTGATCGACAGAGATTGTAAATCTTTCTAAGAAAGCTTCATCGATAATAGAAGCTGCAGTAAATCTGCCATCTTCTGAACCTTTACCTTTAGTGTTTGCAGTAGCAATCACATTGAAACCATCAGCAGGTTTTACAATTTCTCCAGTCTTTTTGACCAAAACTGGTTTGCCTTCGAGGATACCTTGAAGACACATAATTTTATTTGTAGCTCTATCAATCTCATCAAGGAGTAGTATAGCACCGTTCTCCATTGCTTTAAGTACAGGACCTTTTGCGAAAACTGTTTCGCCATCGATCAGTCTGAAACCACCAAGCAAATCATCTTCGTCTGTTTCAGGATTGATTTGAACTCTAATGAATTCTTTATTGACTTTAGCACATGCTTGTTCAACCATGAAAGTCTTACCGTTACCAGAAAGACCTGAGATGTAAGTTGGATAGAACATACCAGACTTTACAATCTTTACGATGTCATGAAATGCTCCCCAAGGTACGAATGTATCGTCTTTAGAAGCAAAGTTCTTTTCATCGTTTACGATTGACTGCATTTGTGCCGCAGCTTTTGGCATTTGAACGACGTTAGTAGCAGCAATTTCTGCTCTAAGTGGTTCAATAAGACCAGCAAGATCGTATGTGCCAATCTTGACTCTATTGTCTTTAGTCATGATAGGATCCCAGTCTTTACCGGAATATCCGTATCTTTTACCGACGTCTACGATTGTAGACTTTCTGAAATGAACTTGGTCAGGATACTGACTCGCAAGATCTTTCAGGATTATTTGGGTTGAGGCTTTCAAGTTATTCATAATATATATTTTCTCCTTATCAATTTATAGTTATATTATACCACAGTTTCGAGCAGTTGTAAACGGTTTTTGTGAAAAAAAGTGAAAAAAGTTAGCACTGTTATCACCTTACTCTGCAACTGCCCTTCCAAAATTAGTTAAAAGTGACTTATTATTCTTTTTAGATTTGCTGTATCTCTTAAACTGAGATCTAATTGTACCTGTTGAAGCATCATCAGCGACGTCAAATCCATCATCTTCAGTAGAAAAGTTCTTACCATTCTTTACAATATAGAACTGATTATAGCCAAGTGAATTATTGAAAGTAACACATTTGTTTTTACCAAACTCACGATTGTATGGCTTTCTATCTTCGCTTCCATATATCCAACCACCAGTTGCATCTTCGATTTTTCTCCAGAAGTTGTGTGAACCATCAGCAATAAAGAATCCAAGAGTACAAACACCATAGTTTTTTCTTAAGTTATCAAGTAACGCCTTTGTACCTTTTGAGCTTCTATTTGGCATTCTTACAGTTCTTCCATCGATATGTACAAGGATTTCTCCATATCTTTCATTTGGAAGATATTTAACTTTATGCGATCTTGTAACATTTGAATTATTTGCTTCTCCATCAGAAAGAACAACTAAGTTCATTTTATCAATTCCATTTGCTCTTTTGAAGTTATTAATAAGCTCATGAGATTTGATAAGAGCTTCGTTAAGTGGTGTTGAACCATATTCTTCGAATTTACTTAAGATTTCTCTTTCACTCCAGCTGTACTCATCTAGAGCAAGAACTTTTCTCATGTAGATATGATATAATGCATCTTCATAATCATTTTTCTTAAGAGATGATGATATGATTTGTGGTAATGAAAGACCTTGATGATCGATTTCGCTTTCTCTTGATTGAGCTAAAGCATTTTCATTAGATGTATACCAACCATCAGAACCAAGCTTTGAATTAGTTGTAGTAAAACCATATACATCGAATGGTATATTTACAGTCTTACAAAATACAACTAAGTGAAGAAGCTGATCCATTACACTTGACATTGTATTGTTCATAGAACCTGAGTAATCTATAAGCATCATCATTCCATGATTTTTAGCATCAGCAAGTTTAGTGACTCTTGAGAAGATGTCATCGTTTGTTTTGTATGACCAAAGTCTGTTAACATCAACTGAACCTGTTCTTGCAGTTTGAGCTCTTGTATATCTGTAAGCAGCTTTTTTCATTTCAAATTCTTTTACAGCATAATTAGTATTTCTTTTTACTTCTTTCATATATGCTTTGAATTGCTCTCTATAGTAACTATTTTCTAAATAAGATTTCCACTCTATTGTTTTCATTCTTGACTCTTTAAGTTCAGCGTATGGAATTGCAATGTGCTTTGAAACATCTTTGTTAAAAGCATTTGCAACTGCAATTTGATCGCCATTTTCATTTACATCAAGTAATGTATGCTCTGCTCTTCTAAAGTTTTCGTCAGTTAATGAAACATCTTCGTCTTTAGCTGTGTTTCCAGCTTCTCTATCTTCTTCAAGTTCTTCTGAGCTCTCATCAGATTCTCTTTCGCTTCTGCTACTTGCATCTGAGCTGTTTTCTTCATTTTCAGAGTCTCTATTAAGTTGACCTCCATTTTGTTCTCCATTATCTTCTCCTGTTGATTCCATATCATCATGACCCATGCTTTGAGTTGGATCACCATCATTTTCTTGTTGATCGTTGCCACTAGATGCTGGAGCTTCTGGTGGTGTTAATAAATCTTCTTGATTTTCTTTTGTATAAGCTAAAATATCTCTACAAAGATTTGTAACTTCTTCGAATGTTTCAGTTGTCATTGCTCTTTTGTAGAACTCATATTCTTCATCAGTAAATGGCACATCAATATGATCGCCAATTTTAGCTTTAAGATTAATTTTGTCGATAAGTTTTACTGAGTCCCAATCCATGTCTGAAAGATCACCAAAGAATTTTTCATCAAAAAGCTTTTTATAACCTCTTGACATAGGACCAATAAGACCTGCATAACTTTGTTTGATGTGTCTTTCAATACGTGCATCTTCAATCACGTTAATATAAGATCTTGGACAACCTTCGAGTTTCTCCGGACTATCATGCCAGCCTTCAAAAGGTGTAAATAAAGCATGACCAACTTCGTGGCCAATAAGTAGATCAGTTACGTCATTACCCATGTCTTTCCACTGAGGAAGACCTAAGATTCTGTCTTTAATATCAAACCATGCAGTCTGATAGTTACCATACTGAACAGTAATATTCTCTTTTGCGAGTAATTTTGCTAGTGTTGATTTTCGTGTAGTCATTTATTTCCTTATCTTTATACTATATATTGTACCACAAATCTCAGCGTTTGTAAACGGTTTTTGTGAAAAAAGTGAAATTGTTACACAATTGTAACACAGCTGTAACACAACTGTAACATTTCTCTTGGTGGAGCTGACTGGAATCGAACCAGCGACCTCCTGCGTGCAAAGCAGGCGCTCTCCCTACTGAGCTACAGCCCCTATTTGATCTTTGAGAAGTTTCGATCTTTGAAGAATTCGATCTTACTTCTAAATTTATTTTCTAATATGTCACCCTTATGAGATATGATAAACACGTTAGAACCATCGTCAAGAGTTTCTAATATTTTTGTAAGGTTGTCTATACCATCATGATCTAAGCTTGAATCAAATGTCTCATCTAATATTAAGAGATTTGATGCTGCTGAGTTTTTCATTTTAGCAATCTGTCTCCAGGTAAAGAGAAGAGATAAATCGATTCTCTGCTTTTCGCCTTCTGAAAACGAAGCATAGTTAAACGAATCACGATGTCTAGATCGTATTGTCTCATTAAAGTTTTCATCAAGATGGAAAGATACAAAGAAGTCTAAAACCTGTAAGTATTGATTTATAAGTCTATTCATTACTGGTAAATATTGCTTAATGACTTTTGTTTTGATACCAGTGTCTTTAAGCATTTCACCTATGACTTCATTATAAGTTCTTTCTTCTACATACTCAAGTTTCTTTTCAGTAATCTTTTCTTTCTTCTTTCTCATAGAGGTAAGTTCACGTTTTGCTTTTGAAACGTCTCCACTCTGTCCTTGAAGACTATTGATTTCTTTTTGTATCTTATCAATCTCTTTTTGAAGTAGAGATATCGCATCGTTATTACTATTAATACGTGTTTGCTTTTGACGAAGCTTGTTAAGATTATTAGATACTTCTTGCTGATTTGCTTTTAACTCTCCAATATTCTTTTGAAGACTCTCTTTAGCATCTTGT